AGATTAAATCAGTTTAAAATCAAAAGCACACCTAATTAGGTGTGCTTTTCTCTTTAAACAGAACTTATAATATACGAATCGTGGCGATCGTTGTCCATCAGATAGGCATACTTCCACCACACAATATAGTCGAAGCAGTCCGACAAGTGGGTAGCATGTTCCTGAGGAATGGAGGTAGAGCGCTCCGAGCTTTTGTCTTTCTCGAAGGAATCTTCTTTCTGCTTCAGTCCTGCATTCTCCATGGATACAATTAGGTTGGGGCAGTTGTCCTCATTGATACGGACAAAAGGCAGTACTTTGTTGCTCTCCTCTAAGATCTCGTTAATGAGTCGAAACTTGAGGATATGGCTTGGGTTATTCGTGTTGGGTGTCTTGTTATACACCTGCCAGCCTGCTGTACGGAGCATGTCCTCCACATCCTGCGCCAAAGTCGTCTTGCTGTTGGCTTCACTCTTAAAGCCTGAGCGATCGTGGTATAGATAGACCTTATTGCAGGTAGCCTTGTGTGGCTCGTAATAGTCTATGATCTTCTTAATAAGGTCTGAGAGCTTCTGTGGGTTCTTGACAAAGAAATCCTTAATAATACTCAGCGTATGGGTGAGCGTGCTCTCTTGGGCGACCACAGCACAGTTGATACGCCCTCCGAAGTCCAATGATATTTCCAAGGGGATACCCTTAATCAAGTCCGTGTCATAGGAACAGCTTGGGGTATAGTTCTGGGTAAAGTCATCTAAAAGATTCGTAGCATACTTGTACTTGTAGTAGTGCTTATTGGCCAATAGCTGCGGATAGAATCCGTCGGCCACCTTGCGTGGGCGTATGTTCATGATCTCCGCATTGAAGAGCATATCTGATACCCGCTGTTCGTACATCTCCTGAATCCAATTAGGCTTAAGGTTCTCCTTATTTACCTTCGCATTGGCTTTAATGAAGCAATGTTCTTGAGGCTTCTCAATAGCTAATTTCTCCCGATTGGTGAACCATTCCCCAGTCTTTGTTAGAGCCACAGATGAGGTGAATATGGTTGCATTGAGCAGCGAAGCGCGATCAAACTCTACTTTCTTAGCTCGGTTTGTGGTCAGTACGTTGTTAAAAAGGCGATCGTGCTCCAAGAGTGCCGCCTCGTCTCCTATGACAATATAAGAGTTCAGCCCTCGCCCCGAGTTGGGGTCGTCTAACGATACCAATACTAAGATAAACCCATTAGAGAAATGCACCACATTGCTCCATGAGTTGGGAGCTTGGAAAGGCATTGTATATCCTAAGCTCTTGCCACTTTTGCCCACTACATAATCCACATCCTCGTATAGGCCGAACATCTCCAGCCCCTCTTTGGTAGAGGGGAAAGTACGGCTTTTGATCTGTACAAAAGTAGCCCCTACCAGTACCCCCGTCGCTCGAGGCATTTGGCGAACGGCTTCCTTGACAAACCACCCCAATATAGTCGATTTGCCTGTACCTCGTCCCGCCTCGATACAAATATTCTTCACCCGTCCGTACCTATTGGCTTCCACGGCTGCCATCTGCATGGGGTTTAGGTAGATCTCTTTAACTGGTTTTATTAGCATTCTTCACTTTTCACTTTTTACTCTTCACTCTCTTCATAGTCTATCTCCTCAGCGGGGAGTTCGTTGAAGTCCACCACCCCTGTACCGATAGCCTCTCTAAGCATGCGCATCCCCTTGCGGCTCATCTTGATATGGTACTCATGAGCGGAGATCTTCTCAAAGTTAATCTCTTTCTCCTCCTTATCGAAGTTGAACAGCGACTTATACGAATCCAGCGCCTTACGCTCCTGCTCCAGATCGCCCTTCTTGAGAGCCTTTAGGTAGAGCTGCCAGTAGCACTCCGCTAAGATCATGCGCTCGGCCTGCACATCCACTTTGTCCAATTCCCCAAAGATCTGCATCGCCCAATTGTAATCCCTATAGGCAGTGGCTTGGCTCACCTTCATCTCCCGCATGTGTATCTGTATGGCTTGATACTTGGAATACTTATTAGTCATCCTAAGGGCGTGAATATGCCTAAGTCGCGCCTTGATCTCCTGCTCGGCAGGGGTAAGCTCTATGCTCTCATCAATATGCGAAGCTGAGATACGAGGGTAAGTACCCTCTTTGTCGAATTTCACTAACTCCATCTTATCATCATTTAGTTATTGGATGCTCTCTGGAACTCCACTACATAGCTGTGTAGGTTCCGTGTGTTATCATAGGATAGAGGCTTCTGAGAGATAGGAATCACCTTGACCCAATCCGTATCATTAGCCTTAATAAAGCACTGAGGGGACTTGATAAGCTCCCATAACAGCTCCACCTCCTCGGGGAATATCCACCCTGTGTTGAGCTTGAAAGTCCTTTTTTCCTTGACCAAAGCCTTGAACTCTTCATCCTTCTCGGCGTGCTGTGAGATGGTATTTTCATAATTGATGTGCAGTTCTTCCTCCCCAGAGAAAGAGAACCAATCAGGGCAAAAGTTTTGATTTTGGAAAAGCACCGTGATAGGCTCCCCATTAGGCTCAGGCTTAGGCTCCAAGGAAAGTGTGCTCTTCTTGATAATCGTATTCTTTCCGAAAAAGCGATTGGCATTTTTTCGATAAAAACAAAGATTGGCCACCCCGTAATCGTCCACCAATCCAGAAGAATCAACGCTATTAGAAGCAATTTTCCCAAGGTCGTTCCTCTTAAAAGCCTTAGTAATAGCACTTACCGAGATTAGCGAATCGGTATAGGTAGAGCGTAACCCTACATTAGTCAGGTAAGGGTAGGAGAGAGGTGTCCTACCAGGGAGGTATCGCAAGGAAGATAGCTTGTGAGTCTTGAACTCCTCCCCCTTGAAGTTTGTTTCCACAATCGTAACATTTACCTCAGTAGCTTTCATCACCTCCACAGGGAGCGCCGTGTTTTCGTTATTGATATATAGCCTTTTCAGATCAGGCAAGTTTTCGAAGAAATCCTGAATTTCTTCCCCAAGGTCAATCTTGGCCATGTTGTTAAAGAACACATACTCATACTCCTGAGTGGTGGTCACCCTTCGGCCATATCCTGAGAAATTCATCACTAACTTAGCCCGAGCAAATTCCGAATTTTCATTCGTCTGTGCTATTGTAAGGATATCCTTGTCCAGACAGAAGTATATATCCTTCTGATCGAAATCAAGATTAGTCTTGATGGTGAGGTCTACCGTAACAATTTGTGTGGAGTCCCTATTGCTCTTGACCGTAATATATTCCTCCTGAAGCCCCAGAGGGAAAGTCTCAGCACTCTTGGAGCGGAACTTAACCAAAACAAAGGGTTCTCCATTGTGCTTCACTTCCACGATCTCCAACCCAGCCGAAGGGGTGATCGTATAGGTAAGCCTATTGGCATTGTTGATACGAAAAGAGCCCTCATACCTTTCCCTTTTCTCGCGATATAAAGTCGCTTCATAGTGTTTTTTGTCGAATGAAAAAGAAGTAAGGTCATTAATAACATTCAGCCTTATGGAGAATGCCCTCTGAAAAAGCCAGTTATCCTCCTTGACGATCACCTGATCATGGCTAAAGTCGAAGCCCTGAACTACCCCTGTACGCTTGTAGTTCTCCGATAGAGAGAACTTAGCCCATGCCCACAGATCATCGTTATCTACTTCTACCTTGAAGAGACCATCATTTTCAAAAGTATATAGCCTTTGCCAATGAGAGGCACCCTCGCTATCATGCACTACCCCTCCGAACTTTTGGTGTAGAACCAAAAAACTATTGATATTACGTATAAAGTGAGCTACCTGTAATAGTTCACCAGTCTCCGCCATCGGTTCGACAAAGAGTTCCCGAGTGGCATTGTTCAGGGTCATATTTACCACCGGTTGTGTATAGGTATCCTTAGAACCTCCCCCGCTTCCGCTTCCGCTTCCTCCTCCGATACCTTCTCGCTTTAAGGTAATGGGCACCTCCCTTTTCTCCAACTCTATGTTGTTTCCATTATTAACAGCATAAGCTGTAAAGGTAAGGGTGAGCTTTGTCTCTCCCTGTGGGAGCTGGGAGAAGTTCTTATACCGCAGCAAATATTCTAATCCACGCCCACGGATCCGCCTTGTCCCTGCATAAAGAATACGATCGAAGTAAGAGGGTTTTATATTTCTTAGGTCCTGATTTCCGGCATATATCTCCACAAATTCATTGGGGGTAATAGAGATGCTAAAGATATATTTATCTTTTTCCCACTCTTCCGCATATCTTTTCCACTCTTGGTATATTTCATCATCACTTAGGGGCTCATAGACAGGTACATCTTTAAATTCCCAATGATCTAAAACTCCATTTCCTTTTACCCATTTTTTTTGTGTCTTATTGGTTTTCTTGCTGGGTTGGTATTTTTCCTCTGCTTTTCTTTTCTTTAGGTATTCTTCCCAAGGGACAAATAACTCTGTTTTGCCTGAGTATCCCTTGAACTCAGGAAGGAGGAAGAGTTCAGGAAATATAACAGACATTCGGTCATTATTAGGGATAGGCTCTCCTGATTTCCAAGTCTTGTAGATAGGGTTCTGAGAGAAGTCCCACTCCATGATCTCTTCTTCTTTTTCGAAATTAGCAACTGTGGGTTTTTCTTCATTAAAGGGGTACCATATATGATAACTTCTTGCGATATATTTACGTGCCATATTATTGTTTTTCTAATTGTTGTTTGATAAAGATAAGGAGTTCTTCTCCGCGCTGCTTAGGGAGTTCCTCAGCCAAGTAGGCGACAGCCTCGCTGGCTTCTATTGCCTGATCAATAAAAGGTTTTTCCTTCATTCCTTTAGAATATAAGTGAGCCCTGAAAAAGTAGGTCATTTGCTTGGGCTTCTCACGGGTGCGGGTGCCTCCAGCCCTTACGCGGGAGGCTTCTATCCCGTAATGTTGGATAAATCCATGCCGTGGCATCTTGATAGCAATTCCCTTGAGGTACGCCTGCTTAGTGCCATCAGCCCGCTTGGAATAGCGCATGCGCGCTACTGCGGTAGCAGCCTGTAGGGACGCTTTCCCTCCTGAGAGATGACCACCAAAGCGGGTAGAGACTTCCCCTTGTAAACTGCCCCTGAGCAAGATAGCAGCTTTTTTCCCTATTTCTTTTTCCCTTTCCATTATACATTGATTAGAGTGATTTCTACTTGGTAGCATTCGCGGCTAAGGGTGTTCTTGGTGATGGACTTGATAAAAAAACGCTGGCCATACACATACAGCGTATCCCTTAGAGCAAACTCCCGTATCTGATTCTTATTGGCTATAAAGCTCCATGAGAGCTCATAGGAGGATAAGCGCATTTTGTACCATTCTTCCCAGTACTTGGTCACCTTTGGGGGCAGGAGTTCCTCTCTGGTCTCGCCCTCATTCTTGTTGCCATACCGCAAGCCATCGTACCAGATAAGCCCTAATACATTAGCCCCGTTCTTTCGTGGAATACAGGAATGCTCTCCCCTGTAAAGAACTTTCGGAAGACAATACCCCTCAATATTTACCTGAGTGCTCCCTTGTTGTTCCCCTTGTGAGAGTTGCATGCCGTTTTCATCGATCAGTACCGCAGGATAGTTGAACTTAGCCTCGTCCATATCAGGAAACTTAATAAGGTAAGATTCCTTGGTAGTGAGTGTCTTCTTAGGATCCTTGATGGCAAAGGGACGAAAGTCCTTCATCTGTAGGCGATTCTCCGTGTGGATACGATTCATAAATATCTTGTCCCCCTGAATCTCCAGATCGTAATTCTTCCAGTTCTTAATAGTCTTGACCAAGTCTCCGAAGGTAATATCAGGGACAGCCCGCTTGAGGTCTACCTCATTGTTGTTAATCACCTGTTCAATCACATTCCCCTGAGCGTCATGCTGGGCAATGATATTCAGGTATAGCTCAATGGGGCTATTCCAAGCCCCCTCGAACTCACAACGGAGCTGATGGGCGCCCCCTGTCTCGATGGCAATTACCTGAGTAAAGCTCAAGGTACTTTGGCGCTCACTGATAGCCCCCTCGCGAATTACCACACCATCCAGCTTCACCCGATAGATAAATGGCTCTCCATGGGTTAGTATATGAGCATTGTTACAGACCAAGCGCCACTTTCCGACCTTGTCCAAGGTAGTCTCGGATTGGTACTTTCCAAATACTACTCCGCTTACTTCGCGCTGCTGGGTGAGGCTATCCCTTTGCGGGGTCATATTGACCTCTTGCTGCTCTGAAGTCTTGTAATATTCCTTGCTCGAGTATATCACCTGCTGGAGGAAGTCCTCATCGGTGAGAATATCTCCGGCAAGTGTATATCCCGCATCGGCAAAACCTTTCTTAAGTACATAGAGTAGGTAAGGCATAGGGTGAATGATATTGCGGACTACCCTGTTGCCAGAATCCTCGCTATTATTGATAAAAGCCCCATTACGAGTGTGGTTCAAGAATCCTTCGAATGCTTCCCAGCTGCTCTGGCTGTTATCCTTGTTATAAACTACACGAGGAAAATTATAATCTACCTCGGGGTATCTCTTCCTACAGACTACATTGGCATGCTCATAGATATTGTCTACAGCTACCTTGGCCAGCGGTAAGTCACATAGCTTCTTTTCAAAGTTCGGCAGCTGCTCGAAGCCTGATTCTATCTGCGCCTGTACCAGTTCTCCTTCTACGGATAGAATTTCCAAAGTTCCCTTTCTGGCTCTTCCATCCATCACATGGTAGCCCTCATGCTTCTTCTTTAGCCGCAGGGCATTGATAGCCGTATAATTACCCATCTTGACCCTCAGATCTGCATTCATATAGAACTCAAAAGGGAGGGAGAATTGAGTAAAGAAAGTATCCTTGAACCGCGGATTTTCTTCCTGATAGGAGATAGATATTCGGCTCAAGTCCAGTTCGAATGTATCTGTTACAAAGAGATCTCTCATGTGTGCTTACTTCTGAGAATAGATTCGTTCAATATTTCTAAAAAATCGTACAAACGCGTCGCGCTGCACTCATGCCAATTGCCCAATGGTTGGGTGCTGTCCATCGCCATGGCCGCTATTACCTTGGAGAAGGGGGTATAATCCCCCTGCCGCCTGAATATAGGAGTATCCTCCCTATAAGAGGATTTAGGAAATACAGCAGGATAGCGCTCTATGATGTACTCCCTGGTACATCGATAGGCAAAAACAATCGCAGCCCGCGTGCCAGGGGAAATGCTATCGGTTACCTCCGCAATCTTAGGGAGTAGCAAGGGGTCAAACTCACTTGCGCCCCAGCAGTAGAGACTTGCCACCAGCTGGCGTGCATACAATTCCTCGCGCTTCTTGATGTATTTGTAAAAAAGCATGTCCGCTACGGAAAATTGTCGAATGGTACAATTACTCAATCGAGGTAGGGGAGTGGTGAGTCCATCCCAGATCTCAGGAAAGGAGAACAAGTCCCTATCGGTGAGCAGGAACTTTCCCAATGGGAGGAGCTGCTCGATAGAGATTTCTGAGAGCAGCCGCTGTACTCGCTTTTTGTTTTTCCTTGAAGGATTCCCCATCAGCAGGATCAGCACCATCTCCCGATATAGCTCCTGAAAGTCACGCTGATCATCCTCCATACGTAGGCAGATTTCTTCTCGTTGCCAAGGGCTGAGCTCTGAGTAACTCCCTGCACAGTGAAACTCTATCCTATCCATCTTCTTACTATTCTATAGCCCAACCATAAGACCACCACCAACAATAAGCCCTCTACCCACCATGCAAGTCCCCATCTTTGGCGAAGTGTTTCTCGCTCCATAGTATGAGAAGTAAGTACCTCCTTTCTCTTTTGAGAGAAATACCCTTCACTTCTTCGCTGTTCCCTACGGACTACCTGCCTTGCTTGCTGCGCTTGCTCCTGCTTTACCCTTAGGGTAGCTTTTCCCCCCTTGACCTTGAGCACCTCGATATGAGAGACCTCCCCATCGAGCCTCTTTACTATGCGTCTTTCTCGCTGCACCTCTATACTGTCCTTATTATTTTCAAGAGAGAGCTCGTAAGATTGCGAATGTTGGAGGTCAAAAGTAGCGACTTGCTGATGAGTCTCTACCTGAGAGAGGCTGTCTTTTTCTTCCCTTCTTTCGAGGTGCTGCTCTTCTCTGTGCTCGGTTCGGCTTGATTTCTTGCTTCTGCAACCAGTCAGTAACAAAAGGGCTAATAGTAAATACAATTTCTTTCTCATTGGTAATTTTCATTGGTCATTCTTTTCAATCGTTCTTATCACCCCCTTGAGCCTTTCGGCATACGTAGGCTCGGTGGCATAGCCTGCCTTTGCGACTTCCTCGGCAAACTTGTACGGGTCACTCCTTACCAGTAGTGCCTTGGCATATCGCTTGTTGTTCATGAATAGGTTGGCGTGATCAGTGAAACTCTCCTCTGGGCTGTCGTACTTGCGGAACCAGTCCTTAACAATGTACTTAAACCTGCCATCAGGTCGCTTTTCTATGCTAATAATAACAGGGAACTTAGCCTTATCATTGGCGAGGATCTCCGTGGTTTGAACCAGCTGACGCTTTTCAGGAGGTGTGGAGATAGACGCTTTTACCCCAAACATCATATTACCAGGTGCACTCTTCCCCCAACCTGTCTCCAAGGCTGATTGTGCCAATATAAAGAGGTGAGAAACCCCAGTCTTACACTCTGTTTCGAGAGCAAAGGGCTTGTATTTTTTTACAAATTCTTTTGGTGTCATAGGTTTAAATTGTTAAAGTTGCACTTCTAAATTTTTTTACTAACATACTATTCATATCGACAATGATTGAAAAACAGATATAATTATCTCTTCTGAATTTTTCTTCTATTATAACATGTCTGTAATTAGTTTCATTATTTATATGTGCTTTTATTTTTCCTGATATAGCATTATAATTATCTATCTTTGTTGCTAATACCCATTCTATTTTAGCTATTTTTATTTTAAATTGATCTCTCCTGTAAGTCATAACAGGGTATATTTTTTCAATTAGTTTTTGTACACTCTCAGCATATTCAATTCGAACAGGTGCAAATTCTCTGTATGTATCTATAGAGTTCCCGTCTTCTTTAAGGATGTAAACATGAAACTGAAAAATATGAATATCTTTGTAAGAAACATCTGTGTATTTTGCAAATAAGGGTATATTTATGTTTTTAAGTATCTCCCCTCCCCAATCAAAATATTGTATCGCATTCATCTGTTAATGTATTTAATTATAGGATAAGGCACGAAGCTCGCCACGATATCCCACCAATCAATGAATGTCTTCTTGATATACTTGTCGTAGAGCTCCTTACATAGCCCAATACTACCTAATATGATAACGGCTATAAGTAAGGATTTTCCTACAGAAAAGAATATCAAAGAACTTAGGAAGATGGCAATAAATATCATATTCCCATACTTACTATGCAGGAGCTTGTCGCTACCCTTGAGTTTGTTAATTACTTTCATTATATATTTCGAATGTCTATGTAACACTTGTTTTTCCATATACTCACCACAGCTGTAGAGCCATCGCCACCGTTGAAGACATTATCCCCCGTGTAGATGATGGTCTTTCCTGTACAAGTGAAGGTTACTTGTCCACCAGCGAATACCTTGCGAAAGGCTACTGAATATCCTGATCGGATTAATTGTAAATCACAATTAGGGGTATTAGCTGTTACATATACTATATTTTCATTAGTTAATACTTGTCTTTCCCCGCTTATCTCTGTAGCTATTCTAATATCTTCAGGCGCGGGCGACCAGTCAGTGGGGGCATTGCCTCGTTCGAGCTTAATCCATTCTACAGTGCTATTTACAATTACATTTTGATCAGAAACATATATAACAACTAATAGAGGGTTTGTAGGGTCTTTTTTCCAATTAAATGTTTGCTGATATATACCATTCCCTTTATCTCGTAAAATACATAACTCTTGAAAGCCACCCTTATTATATAACCTAAAATCACTTTTCCCAGCCCCTAATTCTCCTTTTAAAGTAAAAGTAACCTGTTCATTTTCTTTAGGTTCTTCAGATAATAAAAATGATAAAATTGCATAATTATTATTGGTAGTATTTTTTTTACTGTTTAAAACAAGATTTCTACCTCCTATTTGTATATTATTGATAGCATCTGCGATCTTTTCTGTTGTTGCAAGGTTATTGGGTTTTCCATCAATATCATCCCAGTTGTGTCTGTGAGAGGCAGGGGCAAAATTCAAATCGGGCTTATCCGCCAAATCATTATAAGAAAAAGCATTCTCGAAAATAACATTATTTCCGGCCATGAGCTTAATCTTTCCATTCTGCACTACAATCCCATCAGGAATATTGCTGACAAAGTGGCTCACGGGGATACTGGTGAGGAGGTTATTGCGCTTATCCCTTAACTCTAAGGTCTTCTCTGGTTTGTTGTACACCAACTTCGTCCCCTCGTCGTCCAAGAACATTAGGGAGATGCGCCTTACTACATTACTCCCTTTCTTGAATCGTAACTCTGTGGTATTCTCGTCCAGCTCTATATCGTAATCTTCGAGGGTGTCCAGCTTCTGCTTGTAGGCATTGGTAAAGTCATTCGTGGATAGCCCTTTCCCTGCTTCCTTATCTACCTTGCCGTCAATGAGTGCTTTCAGATCCGCTGCTGTGCCTACATAGTTGCTGCTTTGGAGCGCTCCTAAGAGTAGTTCTCGCTCGCGCTGGGTCATGATCACCGGTCTGTTGGTATTGAAGGTTAAGCGCTGTAGTGCTTGCTGTGCCGCGTCAGCATTGTCATATACAACTCCATTGATCTCTACTTCACTGACCAAGGCGTCCAAGATAGAGAAGTTCATATCCTCCGCGCTGTGTAGGATCAGGCGCTCTCCGTCCACACGTGCTACGAAGTTTTTAAGTGCTAAAATCCCGTTGTACTCAAAGAGGTATTCCTGCAATTCGCCTGTGTCAGGCCTTACTTTATACTTAGGTGTTGGCATGGTTATTCGTTTTTTATGGGTGTTTTATCATTTTCATTGAGATATTCCTTGATGGAAGAAGCTATTTCCTCTACATCTCCGCGGTTAAGGATGATCTTGCCCATCACTTGTCCTGCTTTGTCCAAGCGTACCTTATCCTCGGCCTTTTCATAGATACTCTTTATCTCTATCAGGCAGAGTAAAAAGGCACCCCCAAGGGTCATAAAGGGAAAGAACCACAGCTGATTCCCGTAATATTGCTCAAAGTACCACACAGCACTCATCTGCATACTATCTACTATCGTGAGGGCGATTAGTACATTGTAGTACTGGGCGAGCTTCCCTACAGTACGCTTGTAGCCATACGAGGTGCGCATCTCTCCGTTGTTCTTGGCTTTGCGCAGGCCACTCCATAGGTCGGCCATAATCATTACTAAGACTAAGATGTAGATACCAAAGAGGATCCACAAGGTTACAAAGATTTTTTCCATTGAATCAATACCTTTTAATTTCTATCTAAGGCAAAAATAAAAAGCCCCTTCCATATAGGAAAGGACTTTTTTAAACCCTTAATAATCACTATCTCTTGTTTCGCTCTCGCAGTGCTTCGTACTCTTTGATCGCTCGTCGGAGTTCCTTGCCTGCCTTAGCATCGGCTACGATATAGGCTTCTATACCTTCCCCCTGTAGCTTCTCTACGGTAGTGCTGAGCCTTGAGAGCACCTCAGTAAGTCCTGTAGGAACCCCTACGGCAGGGGTGCTGTTCTCACTTGTAGGGGTTTCCTGCTTGGTATTCTTCACCTCCCCTCCTGCTTCATATCCCTTAGGGGACTGCCCCAAGCGCTTGGCTTCGAGCCATTCCACTACTTGTGCCACTTCGGGGTCTTTCTTGAGCCACTGGGGTACCACATATTCCTCCCCGTGTACGATTCCGGCTACCTCCTGTCCGCTTTCGTCCTTAAAGCCCAAGCCCTTGGTATATCCTCCCTTGGCGTAGCTGGGAGGCTGCTGCGCCGCTACAATCCCCAATTGTACAGCCCCTAAAGCTCCTACAATTGCAGCAAATACGCTCCCTGCTATAGGTCCCGTATCCGAATAAGCGCGCATGATCCCTGTTGCTGTATTGGCAATAATATTCATCATATTCATTGCCTTTTGGGCTTTGAACTGCTTTACACTAAGTTCTTTCTTCTTGGCATCGGCTTCTTCGTCCAAGCGCTGTAGCTCCCTTTGGTATTGTGCCTGTGAGATATACCCTTGGTTGAGCTGGTTGAGTAGAGCTTTTTTCTTCTGTTCCTGATTCTTGGTAAAGGCAGCCATTTCCTTTTGGTTCAACCCTTGTTGGAGTTGGGAGAACATGTTAAATGCATTATTCATCGCTCCTACAGCCATATCCACAGCCTTAAAGCGGTTGCTCATCTCATCAAGGTTGGAAAAGGTATCCTCCCAGTCCTTGGCCGAGAATCCCAATACATCCACCTTCTCCAGCTCCTTGTCTGCGGCATTCTTCTCTTTAGTATCCTTGTTGTTCTTGATGTTGTCCAGCTTCTCTTTGATTTGGACTATCTTGTCCTCTATCTGGGTGATGTCCTCGACCAGTTTCTCCTTGGCTTCCCCTGTAAGGGTGGATAGGTAGCTCATAAGGATCTGTTTCTGCTCCTCAAAGTTTTTCAGGCTCAGTGCCAACAGCTCTTTCTCGGCTTGTGCTCTTAGGGCTTTTTTAGCGTCCTCGAGTGTCTTAATCTGTGAGAGTTCCCCCGCTGATAGATTTTCTCTCAGTTGCTTCTTGGCTTCCTCCAAGCTCTGTATCTCTATGATTTCCTCGGATTTCTGGCGGCGAAGGGCTTCTATTTCTCGGCTGCGTTCCTTGACCCTGCGCTCAGCCTCCTTGGCGTGGTATTTCTCCCTAACTTGTGCGAGTTCCTGCTCCTTCTGATGCTCATAGGCTACCTCTATCTGCTTGTTAAGCTCCATGAGTTGGCGCTTCTCTGCGATGGCTTTCTCCCGATTAGGATCATTACTCTTTTCCGCCGCAAGGGTGCTGATTTCCTGTTCCAGAGTCGCGTTCTCTTGTTGTAGCTTGAACTTCTTCTCATTGTATTTCTGCTCCGTGGTGGCCAACTGCTTATCGAGGCTTTCCTCCAGCCCTTGGGCTATCTCCTTCTGTAGCTCCTGCTCTGCTTGTAAGCGGGCACGCTTGGCCGCCTCATACTCTTGGGTATAGTCTTTTGCCTTGGCTGCCCTGCCCTTGCCCTCTTTGTCTCCGCTGCTTCCTATTATCGGCGTATCGGAGGTATCTGTGCTCGCTGTGGAGCCCTCTACTTTCTTAGCCTGCTCTTTCATCAGTTGCTCTGTGGCAGTCTTGAGTTCTTGCTCGGCATTTTTGATACGTTTGCTGCGATTTTCCAAGGAACTAACGATATTGTTCTGGGCAGCCATAGTCATATTCCCCATACTTTTGACGCTATTCCATGCCTTCTGATACCACGAGATATTCTCCTCAAGGCTCGAATATTCCGCCTTGGCCAGCGCTTCGGCTTTCTGATCCACAATCGCTTTGAGGTACTTCTCTCTGGCCGCAGCCCTTAGGCTCTCCACATACCTATCCAAAGCCTTTTTTGCCTCCTCTGTTTGCGCTGTCTCTACTGTAAGGTTGCCGTTGTATTCAGGAACCAATCGGTTTAGCTCCGCCACAGCCCTACGGCGCTCCTCGTATGGCTTCTGTACGTCCTTGGCCACAGCTAATAACTGCTGCAAGTGATTCACCTCCACCGCAGTCTGTACATGGGATTCCTTTATTGCATCATTATAGAGTTTTTGCCCTGTAAGTGCTTCCTTCTGCTCTCTATTGAATAACACCATAGCCGTCACCACTGCCCCTATCGCCGCCACAAACAATCCCCAAGGATTGGCTTTTGTAATAGCATTAAAGGCCTGCATGGCCTCCGTAGCACGCTGTACATTTCCTGTAAATTTTGCTTTTGCCGCAGCATACAGCAGCGCTGCCGCTCTGCCCGTCTGCATAAGCGCCGTCTTAACCTTCAGGGCTGCATTATAGAGTAGCGACTGCTGCCATGCTTCTTTGGTTGCTATTGTGGCCAAGCTCACCGCTGCCTTATAGCTCACCACAGCCGCAGTACAAACCCCTAAGGTCTTCAGCAAAAAGGCAATGCGCTCCCTGAATACCTTCACTCCATCGCCTGCCTTGCTCGTGACCCCAGTAAGCCAGCCCAGTGCTTGGATAATATAGGAGAAAAAACCTTGTATCCAAGTGCTGGTAAAGGTTTCCTTCCATACCTTCTTGATCTTCTCCCAGATGGCCGCTGTGTTATTATTGACCTTGTTGAACTCCTCCTGTATCGAGGTACCTTCCTCCATCGCCTCTCCAGCCAAGCTCATCATCTCCCGAAAGCGATCTGCATTGGCACCCGCTGCCCCTATGGCTTTCTGTACTTCCAGTGTGTTCAGCTTTAAGCCCTTGAGTACCTCCGCTGTACCCTCCGCGCCTAATCCCTTCATGGCTTGGGCGAATCGCAAGAAGAACTCCTCGGGCTTGGTCTCAAAGAGCGCTCTGGCTTCCTCTGCCGACATACGCATTTGCTTGGCAAACGCTTCCACATTGGTACCCGCTACACTCATAAAGCGCGAATACCCACTGGAGGCGATCTCTGCATCGATTCCTGATTCCTCAAAGGCCGCCCCTAAGCCCAAGGTCTGCGCGATCGTTGGCTTGAGTGCGTTGGGTAATTGTCCTATACGGGTAGCAAAATCGGATATATTCTCTTCGCTGGCCGTACCATTGGCGCCCAGCTCGTTCAGCGCCGAGCCTATGGCGTTAAGCGCTTCCCCGTAGTTCTGATTTTTTGTTTCTTCGAATAGGTTCTTGAGCTTGCCTACCTTGGTGGTAACTGCTTCCAATCCTCCTTGGAAGGAATCCCCCAGGGCAACGTAGATCTTGTCTATCTCCTCAGTAAATTCCCTGAGCTGCTCCTTGTCTGTAATCCCCAAGCGTCCTCCGATCTGGGCTATATCCAGCAGCTCCTTTTTCCCTGTACGGGTGTCCAGCTCGTCGAAGTCATTCCACAGTTCGCGTACCTTCTCAGCGGCAAGCCCTGAGGTTTTTTCGACCCCCGTCATCGCATCGGAGATTTCCAAGAGTTCGCCTACTGAGTCCTTAGCTGTGCCCGCAAGCGTCCCCAGAAAACTTGTAAGCAGGTTCCCTGTAACTATCTGCTTTATTCCCAACCAAAAGCCCTCACTCTTGCGCCCCGCCGCCTCAAGGGCGGAGCCTGCTCGCTCGGCGCTCCCCGTCACCTGATCAAGCGCCGCTGTAGCTTGTTGAATCTCACTCTTTATACGCTCCAAATGTGCCTTAGCCTCCTTTAGCTCTGCTGCTTTATTGTTAAAGTCTTCCGTGCCAGGAGTAAGATTCTTTAGATCTTTTTCCAGATCCTTTACCACTTTGGAAATTCCCGTGAAACTGTCCGAGACTTCCTTTCCATTGATCGTGATGACCAAATCTGTCGTTACTTTCTTTGCCATTTTTTACAGGTGTTAGTTATTAGTGGTCAGTTGTCAGTGATTAGTGGTTAGTTGTCAGCTGACAGCTGTCAGCCTCTGTCCACTGACAACTGACCACTGCAAAAATAAAGAGCCCTTTCCATTCAGGAAAGGACTCTTTCACTTGTCACTGGTCACTATAAAAGTTTTCGCCATAAGTACCTCGCGATAAGGAAGCATACGCCAAAGTATGTAAATACAATAATCATACCCAGCGCTGCATCGGTATACTGACTAAATAGGTATAGCCCAAAGGCAAACATTCCTGCAAAAATAAGCCAAAATGCCCCTTTCCTTATTCGCTCCCGTTCCTGATCTCGCTGCTTGAGAGCGGCATAGCCTGCCTCG